TGATGTTGTTGTTTTATTTTTTCATTCATAGTCGCCTCTGTATGATAATCCGTAAACGTTCGGCCATCGCTAATCACTCCTGGAATACTTACATCCGGTGCATTATTTGGAGTATAGTTTGTTGCCCACATAACATATCAAAACATAAATATTTAGGCCTTTATTTCATTTGTGATGAGTTCAAGAAGCTCGTCTTTCTTCATGTTATTTTTTGCTTTAATACCTTTAGAAGAGAGGACTTCCTTGAGTTGTTTCATAGACATTTTGCTATAATTGGACTCATGGTCCACCAATTGAATGGTAATCTCCATGGGTTCCTCTGACTTTACTTCCTCAACCGTTATCTCTCCGGCAGGTTCCAGGTCCACCGTTTTGACTTCATTCGGTAGGTCTATAAACTCTGCCTGTATTTTACTTTGTCTCTCGCTTTCATTATCTACAATCTCGGTGATGACGTTTACGGTAGGTTCATTTTCTTTCTTTGCATCCTGGTCATCACGTTCACTATCACTGTCACTGTCGCTGTCACTATCACTATCGCTATCGTCTGAATGGATATCAAAGATTGGTTTTAAAAGAGGGTCTTTTGTATAATCCATAGAAGGTGGTGGGCAAGCGGCAGGTTGACAACTGACGGGTTTATGAATAAGTTGATAGAGAATCTTGGCCTGTTCATTTTGTGCAACCTCCAGATAATCATACTTTCGTTTAAAATAATAACACATGAGGGCTACAAAAATAAGATTTATAATCATACCAATAAAAAAACTACTAATGTCTAAGATAGACGAAAACCCCATATACTTATTTTGATTATTTTTCTAAATCATTTTGAACGGATTCATATAAATAATTTGGATAATTCATTTCCTTCAAGATGAAGGTTCCGCCATTTACATAAGAGATTCCATCTACCATTTTATAAGAATATTCAATTATTTCATCTGTCTCTTTCACATCCATTTTCTTATTTAGAATAGAAGGTGTATCCTTAAAATGCTCACATAATTCAATGTAATGCGTGGTAATCATATAATCTACTTTTTGTTTATACATATTTAAACCCTTGAGGTAAAGTTTTGCACAGCTCACTGCATCTTTTGGATTCGTCCCTGAATAAATTTCATCAAAAATACACAAATGTCTCTTTTCAGGATGTTCCGTAATGGAATCCAATATCTCCTTACAACGTCTAGCTTCTGCTTGAAACAGACTGTCTCGTCCAGACGTGTCTGGTATATTTAGATACGAATGAAAATTATCATAACAATGTAGTGTCGCTTTATCGTAACAACCATAGCCGAATTGTTGGCTCATGATTACATTCAATAATAATGATTTCAATAACGTTGTTTTACCAGATGCATTCGGTCCGCTCACTATGAGATTGTCTTTTAAGTCAGCTTCGTTTCTTATTTTCGTATCTTGAATATGAGGAAGATAATAGAGCCCTTTCATCACTGTTTTTTTCTTGTATTTGCATGGTCTTATGCTACGGTCTTTGACCCGACGTTGTAAAGATAGGATATCCTTATTGAATTCATGTATAAAAAAGGTATAGGATATGACATCGTTGTTTTCAGGTTTCATAAAAAACTGATAATATAAATGCATCATCTTTCCAATTTGTCCAATTTTCTTCACAATAGACTCACTTTCTTCAATCTTGCTCACTTTATCAATCATAGACAAAATAAGGCTCTTTTGACGGGTTGCCTCCTCTAAAAAATTAGCATATTTAGAATACAAACTGATGTTACGTGTCACACTATCTAACAATAAAACGCTCTGTTTCAAATGCTTCTTGTAATCCATTAAAAAGTGATACACTTTGTTGATGTTCCTATAAAAAGAACAACACGATATGACATTATTGTATACTTGCAACAGGTAAATGAATAGTGAAAATAATGCAGATACTCTATGTTGAAACGAAACACTGGTAAAGTTGAAAAAGAGTTGATAGACGCTTGTATTTTTGAATAGATTTTTTAAATGAGCAATGTAACCTGAGACAGATATCGGGATTTTTTGTAGTTTTAGTAACATAAAAGGTAGCAACAGCATAACAAGAGGTGAAAGAAGTGAAAAGATAGGACTTGTAAGGTTATACACGCTGAGACAATGTAAAAAACTACTAGAATTGTTTAAATTCTCTAATAATTTAAATCCAACATACTGGTATTTATCAATAAAATTTGTCTCCTGTATAAATTCATGATAGACTGTCTTAAAGGGAGAACAATCATAGCTCTCTGAGCTGTAACGTTTTATACATTTCTGAGTCTGCTTAAGAAAAGAGGTATCCTTTGTGTAAAACGAACACCATTTAGACATCAACTCTGAGTTTTCTGGAAATAGATGACTGTATAATGGATTTTTAGTACCTAATTCTAAATCATCTCGTATGACATTGGACAATGTTTGATGTTCTACATATTCAATGGGTAATTTATGGTATACCACATTTCTTGCTGTATCCCCTCTCAAATACATATCGTCTATCTGTTCTTGTATTTTATCCATTCGTTATAAAAGAAGAATAAATTTAATAGTCGTTTTTAACTTAAATATATTTATACTATAAGAATAGTATGTATAGTTATGAAACTTTCATCCAATTGTCCTTCAACATGAAAAAGGATATTCATAAATTGGATGATTCTGTCATAGACAATTTAAATACAGTCCGAAGAATTCTTCAAATACCTATTATAGAAAAAATAAAAACAACGGTCATTGTGAAAAAAGAATCGTCCGTAAGTGAAATTCTTAAAATATTGAATAAAATAAGCGAGAAAAACTATGATAAATTAAAAGATGAGCTGTGTACTCATATCAAATCCATACATAATACAGAGGACATGGAAAAAATTACACTTGTCATTTTTACGATTGCAAGTTCTAACTTATTTTATTCCAAATTGTTTTCCAAGCTTTACAAAGAGTTGATTGATATCAACCGTTCTTTTTATGACTTGTTTAAAATACATTATCAAAAATATTTTACAGAAATACAATCGTTTGATTATACGGATACACAAGACTATGATAAATTCTGTGAATATACCAAGAAAATAAACCACATGGATTCAACGCTTACTTTTTTTATCAACCTAATGAAATCAAACATTGGAAGTATTGAAAATATGACAGAATTATGTATACTCTTACAAAATAAACTATTAGATGATAAATCGTATGATAAGATTGAAGAAAATGAACAAATCCTCCATTGTATCTACATAATCATCAAAGAGTGTATTGATTATTTACTTTTCCACGAAGATATAGAATCTATTGTTCAGAAAATAAAGGGGATAGAGATTCATCCGAAGCTTTCTCCCAAAATGAAGTTTAAATGTATGGATATTCATGACATTATAAAGAGTCACTTATGATATAAAAATATAAGTTATTATATATAATGGAGGGTATCGTAAGGTCGCATATCAGTAATAAAACTTATAAAACTGACCTTGAAACACTTGAAGAAGAAGATATGGACGAGACAAGTGAATTGTATATGATTCCTATATCAGGACACAAGATACTGGTTGCTCCAGGTAAATCTATTATGGCGGATGGTATCGCGTATTGTTATGTATACGTTATCAAACAAGATAAGGTTCTTTGTAAGCTTGGAGTGTTTGAAAAAAAGACAGAAACGATGCCTTTGTTTTTTGATATTTCAACCTTTCCAGAAGGTTCTTTTTGTTTGTTTGAAGAATATGAAAAGAAACCCAGTAAATTGCTTGAGTTTGAGATGGTTAAATCTACCGAACCCCCAAAAAGTCTACGAAATGTATTTGATGTATTGATAGATGAATATGCAAAAATACCGAATAAGAAAGAACGTCTTAAATCTGCATACAAATCATTGTTTTCTACGTACGATGCAAAGAAATCCATAGAGAAATACAAGAAAATGAAACCTATCCTTAAAGTGATTTCAGATGCTGGAAAAGAGGAACAACCTACCGATGCTTTTATACGAACCCTTAAAACAAACGCACAAGATAAACCGATTTTCGTCATGACTCTCCTCGCCTTATCGAGAATTTTCTTTATAGAATTTACTTTTGTGACGGAATACGAAATGGCTGAGGAACGTGAGGAATATAATAAAATGAAAGAGGATTGGCCCGTTTCTAATGCTACAAAGGATTTAGAAGTAGATGTAAATACCTATGCTATTTTAGACCCAAATTTTATACCAAAAAATACAAAGGGTTCTGAAGAAGAACCTGAACCCGAGCCCGAACCCGTTCCTGAGTCTGATTCTGAAGAAGAACCCGAGCCCGAGCCCGAACCCGAACCCGAACCTGAAGAAGAGCCTGAACCCGAACCGGTTCCAGTACCCTTGACCGTTAAAAGTAAATCAAAACCAAAACCTGCAACTATGTCTGAAACAGAACCTTTTTCTGTAGGAGAATCTTTAAAAGTTAAGAAAAATAAAACTCCAAAGAGCGAATCTGTATCTGCATCAAAAGCTGTATCTGCGCCAAAAGAGTCAAAGGTTTCTGTACCAAAGGCGGTATATGTGCCTGATGAGCCTAAGTCCGCTGTAGGTACATATGAACAACCGTTAAGTGATGCGACCATACAAAACGTTATTGCCCGAACAAAGAGTCATAAAAGTACTGCTAAACTCATTACAGATTATAAAGCAGGGATAATGCCAAGTACACCCGAAGACGAAAAAAGACTTCGTTCCGCAATGGTTGAAATGGCTTCCGCTAAACTACTCAAAGGTAAAAAAGGACAAGACTTTGCATCTGTGTTGGAAGCTGCTGTTTCCAAGGTAAAAAAGACTAGTTCGGCCAAAGAAGCTTCTCTTACAACCACTCTTTCTAAAAAAAAGGAGAACGTCAATAAACCAGATTCTGTAGCGAAAGCAGAAAATGTTACGTTAAAACAAACGAGAAGCATACCTGTGGTGAAGGTAAAGTCCAAACCCGATAAAGTGGTATAAATAAAATATACTTCAAAAATAATGCTGGTGCACGAGCTCACGAAAAAAAGTAATGAATCTATTGACTTTATCATGAATCAATATCCGCATTTACTTCATTACTCTTTTTCAGATACTTATTTCATGAAACTAATCTATACCCTTTTGTGTAAAGCTCATGAGAGTA